GGGGCTGCGGTTTAGGCAGCCCATTTGGGTGTGGGCGGAGGGATTAGGGCAGCTTGCAAGTTGCCTTTCCCGTGGGGAACTTGAGATGCCTACCGAGGGCTATGTAGAGCGCGCGGCCGAGCCTGCCCTTGTTTTTCAAGGCGCAAGCGTGCGGCCAGTGGTAGCCCAGGTCGGCTTTGATGGCCTTGCGCCACTTGGCGTAGGCCACTTTGAATTGCTTTTTCATGGTGGAAGAAAAAGAGCCCCGCCTTGCGGGCGGAAGGGTTGTGGGCGGCGGAGCCTAGCACACTACCCACGAAGGGTGAGCGGCGCGGGTGGCGGCGATGTGCTTCTCCCGCGCTTTGTCCAGGGCTTCCTTGGCCCTCTTGCCGGCGTCGGTGAAGACGCTGGTGTCCATCCACACTTTATGTGCGGCTTCGTATTCACGAAGCGCAATGACGCGGGCGTCATCAAGGGTTGAGGTTGTCATAAAAGAAAAGCCCCGCCTTGCGGGCGGGGCGGTGAGGGTTTGGTTTGGGGTTGGGGTTGGGTTAGGCGGCAGGGGCAGGGGCAGGGGCAGGGGCAGGGGCAGGGGCAGGGGCAGGGGCAGGGGCAGGGGTAGGGGCAGGGGCAGGGGCAGGGGCAGGGGCAGGGGCAGGGGCAGGGGCAGGGGCAGGGGCAGGGGCAGGGGCAGGGGCAGGAGCGGCGGCTTCCCGCTTGGCCACCAAGCGGGAGAGGCTGGCGGCGTAGGCTACCGCTTTGATGGCGGCGGCGTGGGCTACTACGGCGGGCGCATTGTGCGCTTTTTCCAAGCGCAAGCGGGACGCCACTGTGGCGGTGTCCTTTTTCGCGGAGTGGCCACACTTTACGGCGGCGATGACACCCTCCGCCCGTTTGCTTGCCGCTTGGTTCCTGACAACGGAGACCACGCGGAACCAACGGTCAGAGTCGGTAACATGCTCTGATTGTCCGCCTTGCGGCGTTAGCCAGTTGTAGGGAATCGACACTTCTACGCCCTTGGCGTTTTTTACGGTGAGGGTTCCGTCTGAGACGGCCTTTTCGGCGGTGGCCAGTTCCTTGCGGATGATGTCCAAGTCGGCGGTGAGAATACTTTTACGCATAGCTTTTAACCTTTCGTGTTTTTGGCGGGGGAGTTTCCGCCAGTTGTTTCTCCCATTCTACTATCCCTTTGGAATAGTAGAATGGGAGAAACGGTTTCCCGTTTCTCCGGTTGAAAGTTTCTTCTAGCGATGTCCCCGCTAGGGTAGGGGTGAAGTTTTCCAGGCTTCTCATTGTCTCGCGAGGGCAACATTGCCAGTGTTTGCAAACCCGCTTGGCGCGCCTTTTCGCGCCACCTTTTCAGGCTAGGTGGAAGGGTAGTTTCGGCCGCGTTTCGCATGTCGCCAAGGTACTCAATTCCTTCCATGTGTGGCTTTTGGTCTCTCCCCCTCTCTGCTTTCACCGTTTGGGGTAGCCTTATGGCCAACTACGGGAAACCCGTTGTTTCCTGTCCTTTATCGATTCCAGCGCGACAAAGGCAACACCATCGTTTCAAATGGCAGCGCATAGCCCCGAGACATGCCAGTCTCGGCGTAGGGTGTCCACCCTACTAGATTCTATCCCCCGCTTTTAGTGTCCGCGCCTAGCTTGCCGCCCTGTCGTAACCGTTTGGCAAGATTCAACGCGAGCGGGCAGCTTTTGGGGTTGCGCCCGCTAGAATAGTTCTATTGCACCCTATCCGGTGCACCCTACTAGGCCCGTGTGAAGTTCATAGGATGTACGGTTTCCCGCTTGCTTTCGGCCCCGTCTAGCCAATCACGTGGATTACTAGGGAAGGGCAAAGAGCGTCCGCCGTCTTACCGTCACTGCACCGGTACTTTTCCGGTTTCCCTTGTCTTGCGGTAGGGATTCAACCGCCCCTGATCCGGTCAGGGTTGCCTTGCGTTGCGCTCCTTACTTCGCCCCGCTGCCGGGACCTAGCCCCGGCACCTTTTACTTGGTAACGCTTAACAATTCGCGCAAGTCACTGATTTGCAAGGACTTACAACGGCAAATGGGTTGTTAATTAAGGGTCTTAATTAACAAGAGCCGGGAAATTTTGAGCGTAAATTGCTGGAAATCAGCAATTTACGAAAACCAGTAGCAAGAAGCGTGCCAACTTGGCACAGCCCGCTCGCTGATAACTGGTAAATGGGGCAGACTAGGTCTGGAAACCTGGTAGGAAACCGGGGGAGGATGCCCGAAAAGGGCGGGAATCGGCACGAAACGGAGCCGGACCCTGGAGGGTGGGGGTATCGCGGGGTGGCCGGGTGGGCGCAGCTCGTGTTCCTATGGGTCAGCCAGACACATTTTGGCCCGATCCCGGGTCCCCGTCTGACCTCCCCGCGACCGGCGAGGGCGGATGGTGGAGGCGGCACAAAAAAGCGCCCTCCTGGAGCCAGAAATCGGAGGCCGACGGTCGGAGCCAGGGTCAGCGGGACCGGCGGAGGGTAGGAGACACCTGAAAACCAGACACACGATTGCCGCAACGAGCCGGGCCGTAGGCGCGTTTTTATGGTGCGTCTGGTGTCGTGACCTTCCCCGAGGGGTAAACGCGCCCAGAAGCCAAGGAAGAGGCCATAGCGGGCAAATCGACTTTTTGGGAGAACAGCGCTACCTCGGCCAAAAGGCCTGCGGAGGCGGTTGTGGCGGCTCAGGAGGCCCATCCGAAACAAAACGCCTCGCAAAATGGGCCAATAATGACGGGCTTTGCCCGGGGGGCGGAGGGCGGTAGTGGCTCCATGTATTTACTTTTTTATAAAAAAAAAAAATAAAAGAGAAGCGGAAAGGTACAGGGCAGCGTGGGAGAATTTTTGCGAGTACCGCCTCAAACCGCCTCACCCCGACCGGACCCGCATAAACATTGGTCGAAATGAAGGTTTTGACCTTTTTTTTACCGCCTCCGACCGCCTCCTGGCCGTCCGGCCCCTGGCTTAAAAGCGACCGAAAGTCCGAAATTTCGGACTTCGCTCGATCCTTCGCGTCCCCGGAAGTCCGAAATTTCGGACTTCGCTCTGTCACTCGAAAGTCCGAAATTTCGGACTTCGCCGTTTCGAGGCGGTCGGCCGGAGAGCCTCCCCAAGACCCATTTCCTGGCTCGATCGTGGCCTGAGTGTATTCCATGTCCTGAAAGAAAAAGTCCTCCCCGCCTTGCGGCGGGGAGGGGGTTTCAACCCAACTGTTTGCTTTTCCCGGTTTTTAGTTTTCTGCCGCCGCAGCGGCGGGTTTGTTGTTTTTGGTTAGTTCAACCGGCCTGCGGGCCGGAGAAAGGTTTTGTCTCGCTTCTCCCTCGACTGGCACCCCTCCAGCCGTTGCGTCATGGCTTTGTCCGCCGCCCGCACCCGGGCCAGCAGGCTGACCCCAGCCCCACGCGGAAGCTCCGCCGCTGCCGCCGTGGCTGCCCGGTGCGCCGCGGTTTTGGTCCTGGCCTGACCGTAGCAGCCGGGCACTGGCTCGGTGCTGAGCGGGTAGAAGATGGTCCAGGCATACCAGCCGGAGGGGCGCTTGCGCAGCTTCACGCCGTAGTTGTGCTGACGTCTCTGGCTCGTCATACCCACGCCTCCACCGCTTCCAGAACCCGTGACTGGAACCCCTCGTCTTTACCGTTAAAGACAACGGCATCGCTCAGCTCCTGGCACTGGGCCGCGTGCTTGCGCTCCGTCTCATTGGGCTCGGCGTCACCATGAATCTCCAGCAGCTTCCCGCCCATTGCCTTGACCCATTCGGCTTCATTGCGGTAGCGGACATCGGTGATGAGGAATAGTGGCTTCATCCCCCGCCCGAGAATCCTTCTGGCTTCCCGGCGCAGGTCGAGCTCCACCAACTTGATCCAGTGGTCCGGCTGCACCGCCCGCCCCAACTCCCCGTGGGCCACCAGCAGCGGGCGAATCAGCTCCTTCTCCCGCGGGTCCTCGGTGAACGCATTCAAACCCAAGGCCCACAGCACGTCCGTCAGCCCCTGCTTCACCTCCTTGGCGAAGGCGTAGCGGACTACCGTAATCCCTGGCCAGCTCCCGTAATAGTCAGCCACGACTTGGGCCGCATAGTCCTTCCCCACCCGGCGCGTGTAGCCAAAGCCAATGACCGTAGGGTTGGCCTCCGTGGCTTCAGTTCCGCGAGTCAGCAGCTCCACCAGGAGCTCATACCAGGGGGCATCCGCTGCCAGTTCAATCTTCATGCACGAACTCCTTTCGGTAGTCGAGGGTGGTGTTGGGAATGCCGTAAATGGCTATCATGCTGAGAAACAGCTTGTTACGCACGCGGTCGAGGGCGCGTTCGGCGTCTTCCGGGTGGTCGGCTTCAATCGTTATGGTCCAGCGTTGTCGCATAGTTATTTCGTGATGGTGTAGAGTCTGCGGTTGCCCCGCGGTGAGGTGATGCGGCCGGTCCTGTCCTTGCGGGCCACGTCCATGAGGTCGCGGCCCAGCCGGGTCAGGTTGCCGCTGTATTGGCGGACGAGGTCGCGGGTTTCCTCGCACAGGAGCAGGTCCTTCAGCATGGCGGTCGGGTTGCCGCGCCAGGCTTCGATCTCCGGGTTGGCCCGGAAGTATTGGGTGCGCCAGATGTCGATGATCTCCGACAGCGAGACGGAGGGCTGGTGCGTCTCGGCGATCTCCATGAGCTCGGGGTGGACGTAGGGCTTGGTGCCGAAACGTCCGCCTACCCAGGCTTCCGGGAACTCCGAGGGGATGTCCAGGTCCCGCAGCCAGGCGCAGAAGTAGGGCAGCTCCGCCTTGATGCGGTCCTCATCCACCGTCCCGAGATTCTCCCCCAGGGCCTTCAGGAGCATGATCTTGTCGCTCATGGAGGAGTCCATGTCGGGGAACAGGTAGGTGCTGGTGCCGTCGAGGTTGAGCGTGACGACGATGCGGCCCAGCCAGTTGGTGTCATCGCCTTCCCGGTGCATGGCCCGGCGCACTTTCATGTCATTGGCCACAATGGCCTTCACGCTCTGGGCCAGATGGTTGCGAATCCGCGGGCTGTCCACTCCCTTCGGGTCGTCGACCATCCAGATGGCGCTCTTGAAGAGCTCGCCGCTGAATTGATCCTGGCCCGTCAGGAATTCGGAGGCCCCGCGAGCCCCGCCGAAGATGCCGCCGAGGAGCACCGAGCTGGAGAGCGTCTTGCCGGTGCCGGCATTGCCGGCCAGATAGAGAGCCAGCCCACGCTTGGGCCGGCCCGCGAGGCAGGACTGATAGAAGTAGGCCAGCCACGCCATGTAGTAGGGGAACTGTTCCTCTCCCAGCATGGGCTTCAGCCAGTGGTTGCCGATCCACTCGAAGTTTTCGCCGTATTTGAAGCGGCCTTCGGCGGGTTGCAGCAGCTTCGCCGTGGAGACATTCAGCTTCCGCCCGCGATTCTCCATGATGATGTCGTTTTCATTAAAATGGGCTTCGCAGGTCCCATCCACGTAGGAGAACTTCTCGATGTTGAGCAGGGCCTTGTCCGTATCCTCGGGGGCCACGCCGCGCTGGATCAGTTCAGTGCGCAGGTTGGCCACCGAGCTGATGATCCGCTTCTGGCCCTCCACTCTCCACCAGTAGCATTTGCCCTTTCCGCCCTCATACCAGCAGTCGGCGATGACGGCTCCCATCGTCTTGTCCCGGGTCTGGCGGACAAAGTCGTTGCCGAAGATGTCCGCCCAGGTGCAGAACAGCTTCCCGGCCCGGGGGCTGTAGCAGTGTACCCCGTTGTCCAGGAACTGGCCGTCGAGCCCCCGGCCCCCGTCATTGAGCCAGAACAGGGTGCATTTGTCCCCGAACTCGATGTGGTCCCAGTCGACTCCGGTGTCGGCGAACACTCTTCGCCCTTCCTCGCGGATTTTGTCCAGCGGCAGCCGGGGGCCTTCGCCCTTCCAGCTATGCTTTTCGCCTGCCCGGATGAGCCAGCCGTTGACGTTGTGCTCCGGCAGGGGGCCGTATAGCTCGATCCACTCCGAGCCGCCGGCATCGAAGTAGTGGTAGGGGTCATTGGTCTCCTCGATCTTGAACTGGTCCCCGTAGAGGTCCAGCTTCAGCTCCCGGGAGGCGATCTCGACGAACTTCTTGTAGAACGACAGGGAGTGGAACGGCATGGGCCGCGTGAACTCGTAGACGAGTCGGAAGTGACCCGAGAAGGAGTAGTGCAGCCAGCGGGGACCGAAGGTTTTCCGCTCCGTCGAAATCTGGCGGATGCGGGCCTGCAAGTCCCCCACGGGCTTGGCGTCGAACTCGGCGATCAGCCCGTGAACCCAGCGGGGCTCGTTGGCTTTCGCGCAGCGCAGGCCGGGGGTTTCGCCCTCCAGCGCCGAGTAGAAGATGTGGTCGGTGTGGGAACTGCGACACCAGGAGGTGTGCTGTTCCTTCGTTTTGACGGAATCCGGGTAGCACAGCCCTTTCGGCGGGGCGTCCAGCTTGGTGACCTCGTGCGAAGTCAGGTTCTTCAGGTAGTGGAGAATCATGTCGGCAGCAGTACTCGGTAGGGCTCGGTGAATTCGGAGGGCACCCCGGAGGTTTCGCGGCGGTGTTGGGTGTTCCTCAAGTCGAAGTCCAGCCGGTGGCAGCGGTCGCAAACGGGGCTTCGGTTGTTGGTTTTGCGACCGGATAGAGCCCTACCACAGTCACACAGTTTGTTTTTGGGTCGCCCCATTGGGTTTCAGCCGTGACTCGTAGATGGTCAGGATTTGCCCCGCGATCTCGACGTGCCAGAAGAAGGCCAGCCGGTCGTGCGGGGCTACGATTATGCCGGGGCGGGTGCCGTCCACGATCACCGGGTCGCCGGGTTTCATGCGAGCCTCCACACGACGGCCCGGCAGCCGCGCTCGGTGGGCCGCTGATGGCCGGAGTTCACCACCAACCCGAGGCGGACCAGCTCGGCCCGTCGGGTGCGGATGCCGCTGGGGGTCTGCCGGTTCACCAACGGGTGGCGGAGCAGTTCCTCATCGGTGGCTTCGCCGAGCAGAGTCATGGCTTCCAGCACTGCGGCCCGGTGCTCCGACAGGGGGATGCCCTGTGGAGCCGAGCGGCTGGTTTCGGGATCAGAAGTCCTGGCCAGGTGCGTCATCGGGTGCGCCCTCCTCTTCCGGCAGGTGCTGTACTGCGTAGTCGGCCATACCCTGAGCTACGCTCTCGGGATGGTAGCCCATGCCTATCAAGCAACTAGCGACCATATCCACGACGTCACTGATGACGAGGTCGTCAGTCGACTTTTCGCTGGTGACGATGTGGCGGATGGGGACGCTATAGGCGGTGCTGTGGTCGCCGGATGTTTCGATGGTGATTTTCATTTTCCGTATTCTCTGCGTATTGGACCCATGTCGATGGCAAGCGGCAGTCCCTCGGCCCAGGGAGGAACGTCTTGCATGATTTCAGTGATGGCCCCGATGGCGTCTTTGGCTTCCGCCTCGGGAACTTCGGGCACGATCTCGTCGTGGACGTGCAGTACCACGGGGATGCCGGCGGACTCGATCCGCACCGCAGCCCTCGCCATGATGTTTCTGGCGGTGCGCTGCACCAGATTCTGGAAGAGCAGCGAGCCCCAGAGCCGGCGGCGTTTGTCGCCCCGGACCACCTGGCCCGTGATGCCTTCGGCGGTGCTGGCCACCTGGAAGTAGTTGATGACATCGCCGGAAGGAGTGCCCACCTGGCAGAGGCCGTCGCCCAGCGATTGTTTCAGGCCCTGTTGCAACCGGTGCCAGCAGGCGACGACGCCGCGGTTTTTGGACCGGAAGTCGTCCTTCTCGGCCTTGGCCTGCTCCAGAGATATTTTGCGGAGGGGGCTGTAACGCTCCTCTCCCATCCCGAACCCAAGACCCAGGGCGATGCCTTTCACCCGCTGGCGGAGGGCTTTGTCCACCTCGGCGAGAGGGCGGGGATCGTTGTAGTTGCAGTTCGCCCGCGCGTAGGCTTCGTAGGGGTCCAGCCCCTCCCGCAGCTTGTCGAGGACAGCCTTATTGCCTCCAAACCAGAGGGTTACGCGGAACTCGATCTGGCTGAAGTCGGGGGCCAGCAGCACGTAACCCGGTCGTGGGACAAGCAAGGCCCGGGCATTGACCCCCTCGAACGGCTCCTTCGGCAGGTTGTGCATGTTGAGCCCGCCCTCGGACTTGTCGTTTTCGTCCCGGGAGTCTCCGCCCGCCCAGCGCAGGGTATGCGGAGCCCCGGCGTAACGGAGGTTGTAGGGCAGCCGGTCGCCGATGCGCCGGATCAGCATGGCTTGCAGCACGCCTTCGAGCCGGTGGGCTTTGCGATAAGTCTGGATGGCCTTGATGAAATCCGCGTGCTGCTCGTATTGGTCCAGCCACTCCTGCCACACGTCGCTTTTGACGTCGGTGGAGGCGGGCGGAACGATGCCGCGCTTGGCGCACTCGGCGATCAGCGGCTTCTTGGCGTTGATGGTTAGCGGCTCACCCTTGGCGTCGAGTTCTCCGAACCACGGCACGCGCAGGGAAGCTTCTCGGGAAATTTCGTGGAGCCTGGCCAGTCCCGCCTCGCAGCGGGCCACGTCGAGGCCGATGCCGCGGCGGCACATTTTGGCCGTGTGGCGGCTGTATTCGCGCTCATGTTCCGGCCAGCCGTGGCTGTGTTTCTGCCACAGTTCCAGGCACTTACGCGAATCGTTGAGGGCGTATTCACAAACTTCTTTGCGGAACTCGGCACCCATGTCGGACCAGGATTTCCCGCTCATGTCGTCGCGGGTGCTCTTGGATATGTGGACTCCGAGCAGTTCCCGGCAGGCGCCCTTCAGTGAGCGCGGGGCCTGGAGGTAGGCGGCCATGTCCGCCGTGCAATCGTGGCCTCCAGCGGGCTGCGGGATGTCCAGCCCCCGGCGGCGCAGCTCATCCACCACTGCGAGGTCGAAGGCGGCGTTGTGCATCACAATCTTCCCCGACATAACCCGCTGCCAATCAGCGTCTTTCGGGTGGCCGACCCATTCGTAACCATCATCACCGACGACCGATACGAGGTAGGCGTCGGTCTCCGGGTGGGCGAGATAGCCCACCACTCCCAGAGAGCGTATGTCGCGCTTCTTGTCGTAAGTCGTCTCGAAATCTACGGCGTAGGTAGTCATTCGATTTTTTTGACAGTAACGCCGAGAATTTTGAGTGGGGCAGTGATGGCTTCGTAGATGGCGCAGTATCTGCACGGGCTCAAGTCGACACTCGTGTCGCACTCGCACAGGCGTTTGTCTAGGTGGACTTCCCCACCGTTGGCCAAAAGCCCCTGATAGGCTTTCGAGGTGATTTCATCTAGTTTGGATTGCGGTATGCGGAACGCCACCAAGTCTTTTCTGGCTTCCGTTTCTCGGCGCACAAGCTCATTCCACTCACACTCGAACGGAAGGGTCAGCGCGTACCGGACTGACTCCATGTTTTTGGCGGTTATTGTCTGGGCATCCAGCCACTTGGTCAGCCCCTCTACTAGTATTTCGGCGTTCATCGCTTTTCGTAGCACTCCACACAGACACACAGGTCATCCGGCAGGCAGTAGCACTTCACTTTCTCCGGGGGAGTTTTCCGCTTGCAGATTTTGCAGAGAGTCATGGGCAAAAAAGAGCGGGGGTTTTGAGGCCCCCGCTCCAGGTTGGGGTTGGTGTCAGTGGCTGAACTGAGCGCGGATGAGGTCTCGCAGTTCGGCGGTGACCTTGCCATTCGGCGAGAGGTTCGGGGCGAACCAGGAATTCTTCCCGCTGACCTTCTTCACCGCCTTCATGGAGTAGAACCCGCTGGCGTAATCGCCCTTCAACCAGGCCGAGAGGTCGCGGCGGATGATCTTCACCGTGGCTCCGTAAGAGGAGGAGCGAACCGTGTAGCGGGCGGGGGCAAAAACCCGACCCTCGAACTCCACCTGGCCCAGCTTCTCGGCCGCATCGCTCGGCAACTCGACCAGCAGGTCGATGTCGGCGATGTCCTGCACCGGGCAGTTGGCGGCCCGGGCGTCTTCGGCCCGGTTGAATTTGCGGGGGATTTCCGTGCTCTCGAAGGGGAGGTCCTCGATGTAGTATTTCCGCATCGAGAGCACGACGAGGTTGACCGTGTCTCCGAGGCAGGTCTCCTTGTCGAATATCCACTTTCCGAGCCATTCCGGGCGGTCCTCCGTGAGTTTGCCAGTCCGCTGAGCCAGGCTCAGGTAGGGTATGGCTACGTCGTTCGAGGTCCACTCAGACCCCGCGGAGGGATCGTAGGGGGCGACTTCGTGGTTGGCGGGGGCCACGGGCGCGAGGCTGGTGGCGTGGGGGGCGGTCATTGAGACTAGTGCCATTGTATGTATCGTGTAGTTTGTTGACTGTCAGTTGTTTGCGTCACCCTTCGGTTTTCGATCGTTGCAGGGTGAAAGTGTCAGGTCCGACCTCTAGTAGCCCGCGGTCACGGAGGAGGTCTTCGACCCGTTGAGCGGCTTCTTTCTTTTTGCGGTTGGGCGCGTTCTCCTTCACCGCATCCATCAGGGGGGTGATGCGGACTTCAACGGCCCCGAGAAACTGCTCCAGAGAGATCACGTCCTTCAGCGCCTCGTAGGCCAGCGTCGGGTTGGTGATGGTGCGCCGGCCGCTGCGGGCGGACCATTCGTAGCCGGGGACGGAAACCCCCTCTTCCCTCAGCTTGCCCGCGTGATACTTCACGCTGGAGCACCACTTCTCCAGCACACTGGCTACTGCCAAGGCATCGCGCATGGTGGCGGGGTCACGGATGAGGCTGGGATCGTAGCTCTTCACCTCCTGCTGGAGCTGGGCCACCTTCTGGTTGAGGCCGCTGTCGGCGTAGCGGGTGGCGATGGGCAGATAGACCTGGTGCATCTGCTGGCACGTAGCCAGAAGGCCGCAGTATTTGCAGGTCTCTTCGTTGGGGCTACAAACGCCAGTCCGCTCGGCCTCCGCCACCCGGGCTTCGATGGCGGCCATGCGGGTCTCGATGCGGTGACAGTCCACGCGCAGGTAGCGGTAGGTGTCAACTGTGCCGAGTCGCGGATACAGGTAGGCAATGTCCACGGAGCGGACCCGCTCGAACCGGCGGAAGATGCCTAGCGCGTAGGCTTGGGCGGCGGGGTTGGTCTCGGTGGGCTCCTGAAGTTTGAGGCCGAACTTGAAGTCCACCAGCATGGCATCGAGCCCCTCATTCGTCAGCAGGACCAGGTCGGCTCGACCGGGGGAAATGGTCCCCGGCATGATTTCCAGGGTGAGCTCGCGCTGCGCCACCGGGAACTTTGCCTGGTGCTGCTGTAGCCACGAGCGGCAGCGGCCAACCAGCTCCCGCTGATCCTCGTTGAGTTTGCTGTCGTCGCCGGTCTCCAGGGCAGCGTGCATCAGGATGCCCTCCTCGGTGATGGGGTGGGCCTCACGGTTTGGGTCCTCGACGAATCGGGGACTCAGTTCTTTGTTCTTCAGCCGGCTCGGGGTCAGTCGGGGTTGCATGTGACGATTTATTTTTAACATCAGTGTGCTACGTTGCAAGGAAAATTGTTAATTCTGGCGAAATAATTTCGCGGAGGGAGGAGAAAGATCAGGAGGCCCGCAGGTCTCCGTCGTTTAACAAGCTGAAATTCAGCTTCTTGGCTTCCACCTTCTCGCGGATTTTCTCGTCCACGGTGCCTTCGGCGAAAAAGGCGTATTGGACGGAGGGCGAGAGCGAATCGGCCCGGTGGATGCGGCCGACAAACTGCTGCACGTCAATGGCGCTCCAGCCGGGCGAGTACACCGACACCCGGGGACGGCCCTCCAGGTCCTGCAAACCGTTGAGGCCGCAGCCGCCCGCCTGCATCATCACCGCGCAGACTGAGGTCTTGTTGCGCCGGAACAGGTCGATGTTCTCGGTGCGATCGTTCTGGCCCCCGTATACCACCGCGCAGCCCGGGAAGGCTTCACGCAGCCGGTCCAGCGAATCACGGTAGTTCACTCCGAGCACCACGTTGCTGCCCTGTGCCACGAAATCCTCGGTGGCCTCGATCATCGCTGGAAGTTTCTCATGCTCAGCGATTTGTCTGGCCCGGGTCATGGCTGCGAGATGGGTCTCAGCGTCCGCCTCCAGGGTGCGCAGCTCGTCTGCGTAAGCCTCATCGATGGCCCGCTGGTTGGCTACGGGCACAAGACGGGTGACGTGGGTGTTGCGGGGGAAGGCGTCCCCGAGGTCGCTGATGCGGACCCGGGTGCCTCTGCCGGTGTGGAAAATCTGCCGGTGAATGCGGTCGAGGACCTCGGCCCCACCGTGAAATTCCAGTCCGCCCCAGTCGCCACGACGGCAGCTATGGCGGGCGCACCAATCCTCCCACTGCTCCCACGTAGTCAGGCCCAGCTTGTGGCCAATCGCCCTCATTTTCGTGGGGTCTGACATGGCGGTCGCCGAGAGCAGGAGCGTCCGCTTTGCCGGACAGGCCGCCAGCAGGTAGCCGTTCTGGCTGGTGGGGCTGCTGAAGCGGTGGACCTCATCAAAGATCACCACGCACTCCTTCGGCAGACACCACTGCCAGCGCCGGCCGATTTGTCGCACCCGGGAGGTGTCCCTCTTCAGGGCCTCCACGTTTTTTATGAAAATGACCGGAACGCCCAGCTTGGCCGCGGCCTCCTTCCAGGAGTGGATCACCGACTTCGGGCAGACGACCGCCACCGGGAGGCCGAGAGCCTTCACCGCGAACAAGGCAGTGAAGGTCTTCCCGGTCCCGGTGTCGCTGGCGTCGATGGCGCTCCGCTCGTTGCGCAGCGCCTCCGTCAATATCCGCACCGGCTCCACCTGCCACGCGAACGGGGCAATGTCAGCCATTGGTGTTACGCGCGAAGTCCAGAATCAGCAGGGCGTCGGCGGTCTTTAGGGTGACGTCTACCGTGGGGAACCGACGGGCAGCCTCGTCCCGCAGCTTGGTCTTCCACTGGGAGGAGGACTTACACCCGCTCCGAGTCCCCAGCATCAGCGGCTTCTGCCAGGCGTGCGGCTTTATGCGGCGCACCACGCAGCGGCTGAACAGGTAGCCCTCGATGAAGCGGGCGTTGCTGTGGAGCTTGGTGATGGCCGAGCCGGGCACTCCGCTGGGCATGAAGATCGGCACCTCCTCCAGCCAGGCGGTGACCGAGTTCATGTAGAGGATGTCATCCAACTGCTTGGCTATCGCGGCATCGCCGTCCGGCATCGGCACCGCCCAGAGCCCGTCGGAGTTGGTCCACGCCAGACCGCCACTCAACCCGGGGTCAATCGCCAGCAGAGTTTTCATCATAGGTCTCAGAGAGCAGACACTCCTTTTTCTCCCGATAGACGCCCCAGAGGGAGGTGTCCTCGGAATCCGTTCGTTGGGCCTGCGGCAGGTGCGCGTTCGGCATGTATGGGCCTACCGTGAAGTGCTTGCTCTTCAGTTGTTTGCAAATGGACGTTAGTTCCTCTGACTCCTCGGGGAGTCGGAAGGGTCCGGCGATACAGTAGTGCCCTCCACGCAGGAGGGTGTTTCGGCTGATTTGGTGCAATTTCATGCGAGTAGCTTCAGACCGAGTCCGACGATGTCGCGGTCCTCCTTGGCGGCGGCGATGAGGCTTTGGACGACCCTGCTGCGGCTTACCTTGAAGTGCCTGGCGAGGGACTCCACCGTGGCTATTTGCTTGGGGGTCACCGAGAACGATAAGGGCTTTGCTTTAGTCATAAGCGAGCGCGAACCGTACCATCCATGCGTTACCGGGCAAGGACAATTTGTAATTGTTAATTTTTCATTTCGGGACTAGCGTCGCGCAAATGAACAGCAACAAAGTCAACCGTGGCGCTAGACCTATCGGCATCTCCTTATGCGGGGTTGAGGCGTTCTGGTCCATCACCCCGTAGGGAAAATCATCTGGCGGTAGGGCATCTCGGTTTCGCCCCATCCGCCAGCCAGGCCCTGCTCATCCCGCCAGCAGCGCTTGGTCGGGAGGGTGGCTATCAGGTCCAGCGGGCACCAACACCCGTGGCTCACTCCCGGCTCCACCCACTTTCCGATGCGGCCGCACGAGTTCCACGGCAAGCTCCGCATCGGGCACTTCCTGCATCTCCGGGTCCGGCGTCTCGCCAAGCGAAGCCGAAGAGACGATGGGACTCTCCCGGCCTGGATCAGTGCTGTAGTAAGTTTCAGGAGGAGGTGGGGGAGCGTTACGCACGCGGCCGCGGGAGCGGCGCGAAGCCAGGCTCCACAGCTTTTCAGGTAGAGACGTATCCACCGCGCCCAGCGGCGCACGCGAATCTTCGACCCAGGCTTGGACGGTGTTGACGGCTTCATTTTTCAGTTTGGCACAGAGCTTGGCCCAGCGTTGCAGGTAAAGGGTCGGCCCGAAGCTGGCGGCCTCCGCCTCCATTTTCTGGCAGGTCTTGCGGAATTCCGGGGTCGGGGTGGCCTCGATGGTCCAGGTGAACTTGTCGCCGTCCATCCCGACCAGGTCCACGTTGAACAGGGATTCGACGACGGAGGAGAAGTCCCCCTCGTTGAGGTTCTGTGCGTGGGCTCGGTGCAGGATTGGCAGCCAGTTGCGGCGGTAGGGGAAGGCCCGCAGGACGACGCAACCGAGGTTCACGGGCATGTGGTGCTGCAAAAGCCTCTGCTGCAACAGGTTACAGAAGCGCAAGAAACAGATCAGGGCGCTTCGTTGGGACGGGAATTCCGGGTAGGCCGCCATCGCCTTGACGAAGTCGGGGTCGGACGAGAGCTCCTTAACCTCTTGTTGGTCAGCATCTTTTACTTCCGGGACCAGGGCGGTGCCCCAGCGCAGGTAGTAGTTGGGCGTGATCCCCTCGCATTTCGAGGCGATGCGTTTGAAACTGGGTGCGTTGATATACCACTCAGAACCAGCATGTTCCATCGCCAGCGGCCCGAGCCTGCCGTGCAGAAAACGGTAGTGGGTGGTCGAGGGGAGCGGGATGGCTGGTCGCACCAGGTAGCTGGAGACGCCGCTGAAGGTTCCGGGGGTGGCGAATACCGGATAGCTATACTCCTGGTCGTCAATGACATCCGTGATTCGCCAAAGCTGGACGTCGTCGAGAGTACGGAAGTTTTTCACAGGTTTATGAAGGCGGCGTCAACTGCGGTGGTCGGCTCGTTGGACATTCCGAACTCCGCCGGGGCCTCCGCCCGGAGTCCGTAGCTGGTGGCGTCGAAGGAGTGCCGCCACTTTTGGTTGGGGGCGATCCACTCGCCCTTCGACCCACGGCCGCGGGGTGGTTTGAGGTAGCGGAGCCAGCCCTCGTTCCACTCGCAGTGGGCCGACACGAACAGGCGCTTGCCCACCAGCAGCCGCTTCACCAGGGCTATCCGCATCCCGACGCTGTTGCGTCCCTTGGGGACCTGGACCATGCGGATCAGGCCGCCGGACTCTTCGTAAATCGTTCTGGCGTCGTTACTTCCGGTGCTGGCCCGGTCGTTCCAAAGCGCGGAGTCACCCCAGAAGCGCCACTGGATCGGGACCTTGATGTCGTAGGACTTCTGCATCCAGTTCGTCCAATACTCGACTTTGTCCTTCCACTGCCGGGCCAACTCGAAGAGGGTGATCTTGTTGCCGATGCTCACCAGCTCGTCGAATACGCTGTAGCAGACTTGCTCCTGGTCGTTGATCCAGGGGGCCAGGAAGGAGATGGCGTGGTTCAAGTCTCCCAAGTCAGCCGCCGCGATGAGGGTGCTGCTCTCCGGGCCGGGGACCAGGCGGGTCCACTTTTCGGCTTCGGGTCCGGTGCAGTCCCCGATCAGGTGGATGTTGGGCAGGAAGACGTCGTCGAAAATGCCGGAGGCGCTGTCTTTCACCCACTTCCCCTCGATGTAGCGGGCGTATTTGATCGGGTCGTGTTTGTAATTCTCAATCAGTTCTTTACGCTCACGCGGGTCAAGGAACGGATTGTCCTCCAGACCAAACTCGAAGCGGGCGAATTTCTCCTTCCAGTCGTCCCGGTGAAATTTGCTCTTCGGGTCCTCGGCTTTCCAGAAGAGATCGTGCAGCCAGTGTTCGTCGCCGTTCTCCGGCGGGTTGGCGTCCACCACGAACTGATGGATTTCGTAAGGCATGGCCAGCATACGAAGCTGGTCGTTGAGGACCCGGAAGGTGTTGTCCTGCTCGAACTCGTCGCCTTCGATCATCCACAGCATCGAAAAGCGTGTGTTTTTGAATTTCGTGGCCACGTCATCCTCGACGTCCAGGGAGTGCAGCTCCATTGTGCTGGTGCCTCCGTGCATGTTGGTGAGGATGATGTACTCCATGCGCGTCGCCGGGTCCATCACTGGCCCCTTTATCACCTTCAGCCCGAAGCCCCCTGCTTCCCAGCCCGGGATTACGTAGTTGCAGATGTCCCGCCAGGTGCCGGCCTTCACTTTGCGCAGGGTTCGAGCGACCAGCCCCACCACCGCCCCATCGTTCTCCCAGCAATGGCGGACAGCCTTGTTGGCCAGGGTGATGGTCTTCGAGGACTTTCGGCAGCCGCCCGCCAGCATGTAGCGTTTGTAGCAGCCGTAGGCCTCGTAGCCCTTGGGGCTCAGGAGGGGTGCCCAGGAGCCGTCCGGCAGGACGACCCCTCGCATTACGTTGCAGGGTTCGCTCAGTGGAGGGACGACTTGCGTCCCTGCGGGTAGCCACGGGATTGCAGACTCAGGAGCTTGCGGGGTCACTCAATCTAGCTTACTTGTAGCACAATCGAATTGCAACCTATGCTTCAAGTATCGCTCCCCGTCTCCGATTTCCCAGACCTCGCGGAATGCCGTCCCGGGGACCACTTCACCGTGGAGGTCTCCAGCAACGACGGGAAGACCCTGGAGGGTGAGATCGTGGACATTGAGTGTGAGGACGTGGAGGAAGAGGGGGAAGCGGAAGCCGGGCCGGGCGAAAGCAAGCCCATCGCCATCATCGCGATCAGCGGCAAGCCCAAGTGAAGCTGTGCCGACGCAAACCTTCCCAATCCACCCAGGTTTTTTGGTGCCAACACGACGATGGCACCGTCAGCGTGGCGGTCGTCGCGAAGCACCTGACGCCCCGGCAACCTTCTGGGAAGGGCCACTTCGATTACGTCTCGGTGACCGAGAAGCTTCCGGCCATCAACACTCCGGGGGGACTGCGGCTCACTCCTCGCATCGTCTTCAAACTCTGGGGCAAGCCGGCCCAACATCAGTGGCGCAAAATCCAGGCCGGTAAGATCGAAAAACTAACCCGTGCAAGACCTCTCACATCTAGCAAGCCTCGGCGCAACCGAGGAACACCTCCGAAGCCTCTTCGAGGCGAAGAAGCCGAGCGACGGCGTCAAGCGGCTGCGCGAGCTTCACTACTCGCGAATCTCGAATGCGGTTGACCTGAACACCCGGGAGGCTCCGCTCTACGGGGCGATCGATAGGGCGCTGGAGGCAGCGCGAAACTCCCTGCCTTACATCCAGGCCCGGGAGCTGGCCACCAGCGGGAAGAAGCACGAGGAGATCATTGCGGATTTCAAAGCCTTCAATCTGGATCGGATGATCCAGGACGCCGTCAACCCGAACACCGGGGAGACGGTCAAGTATCCCAACTCGGACAAGGTCGTGGCCACCATCGACCTGCCGCTGTTCGACACCGTCATGGTGCCGCTGGCCGCCGCGTATGCTGACATCCGCGTGGCCAAGCTCTTCAACGACCGGAACACCGTTCCGCGATACAAGTACTCTCCGCCCCGGCTGACGACCAAGGACATGCTGGTCACCGAGATCATCACCTCGCGGGTCCAACGGATGACCCAGGAGATGGGCTACTCGGACAGTGACAAGCAGGAGATTCGGCAGATGGCCTACTACGGCGCTGCCTGGTCGTTCCCCCGGGAGGCGTATCACCGGGAGCGCTACGCCACCAAGTCGGAGGGAAAGGTGGTCCACAAGATTCAGCGGGAGGGGGTGCGCTTCATTACGCCGCACCCGCGCAGGACGTTCTACGATCGGGCCTACCCGGCCTACACGTTCAACACCGACACCGGGGTCTCGTTCGCCGGGTATTGGGACGTGAAGCCCTACCGCGAGATCAAGGACAACGTCGCGTTCTGGAACAAGGACAAGATCAGCGTCGGCGGCTATTCGTGGTTCACGACGATGGCCTGGCGCATCGCCAACATTTTCTACCCCACCGCGGTCGAGATCCCCGATCGCATCAAAGACCTCACCTGGGGCTCGGCCTGGTCGAAAGACAGAACCGACAGCAACTACTTCAACAACGACGAGCTCGACTCCTCCGTGACGGTGGTGGTCCTGTTCGACAAGCTCATCCCCAAGGACTTCGGCTTGTTTGACTACGACCAGCCGGTCTGGATGCGTTTCGTCTATGCGGGGACCGATACCGTGATCCACGCAGAAGTACTGCCCTACACCCCGGGCTACGTCCTGCTGGACCGTTACGACGCGAACTTCGCCGCCGGAAACTCCCTGGCTCTCAACCTCATTCCCTACCAGCAGTTGCTGGGGAACTTCCTGACGCAGCACGCTCTCAGCGTAAAGCACAACCTGACCCGCATCGCTTTCCTGAACACGGACTTGCTGGGGACGAATGTCATCGACCAGATCGTCGGCCAGAAGAACAAGTTCTACAAGCAGGCGGTGTTCCTGCCTTACAGCCGCAGCAAGATGCTCTCCGGCTTTCCGCAGGACGTGCAGAAGGACGCCGTCACACCGCTGAATTTTCAGCCGATCAACACTCAGGAAATCGTCAGCCAGTTCAACCTGACGTTCGCCGCCATCGAGCGGCTGTTGGGGTTCTCGGCGCAGGAAGTGGGCTCGGCTGCATCTCACGAGCAATCCGCCACCGAGGTCAACATCATCTCGGGTAGCACCAGCGTCACTCTGGAGTTCATGGGCGACGGCATTGACCGGGCTGTTGCAGCCAAGAAGCGGCTGCTCTACGAGGCTCTGTTCTGCTACAGCGACGACGAGGTTTTCGCCGAAGTGGCCGACCTCACCCCGGAGCGCGAGGCTGCCCTGAAGGAGCTCGGCTTCGAGGTAGAGACGCCCGCCCAGCCGGGAGCCGTGACTTTCGGTGTGAAAGGGCGCAAAGCTGCGCTGGTGCTCGACAGCTTCGTGTCCGAGCGAGAAGGGGCGAACCGACTCAACGACAGCAAGCTGGGCATCGCCATGTTGCAGAGCCTGGGCCAGGTGGCCGGGAACCCGGCGTTGTTCCAGTCCGTGGGAGCCAAGCAGTTCCTGACTCTCTTCAACTACGTGTGGAAGATGGTGGGCCTGCCGGATGACTTCCGCCTGAAGTTCGATGCCAAGTCCGAGCCGGAAGCCCAGCAACAGCAGATGATGCAGGCGATCCAGCAGATGAAGGACCAGATCGCTCAGAACGCGGCGCAAATCGTGGCCCAACAGATGGTGCCGGGCGTGAAGTCCGAGTTCGAGAAAGTCGCCCAAGGCATCCAACAGCTTGCCCAGCAATTGGTTCAGCAGGACCAGGCGCTGGCGCAGCAGAACCAACAGCAGGACCAGGCGCTGGTCGCCCACGAGCAGGCACTCCAGCAGATCGTTCAAGTTTTAGCCAATGCAGCCCAGCCTCAACCTCAGTCCGTACCCGTTCCTCCACCTGTCGAACCGCCCCCTGGAGTGCCCGGAGGTCCTGCGGGACTGGTTGGCGTCGGAGGGCCGCCGGTCGTTTGAAGACGTGCTGCGGTCCCGGTGTGCGGCCAAAGCCGTGGAGCTGGCCAACCAGCAGGCTACCGAGAGCACGATCCGACTCTCGGCAGGCGGCGTCTCCGCCCGCCAGCAGCAACTGCTCCAGGAGATCGCCCGATATTACGTGGCTATCGAAGTCCTGTCGGAAATTGACGCGAGCGTCGCACCTCCGAAGGCAATTGAAGTTCTCGACAAAATCACGCTATGAGTAACCCCAACCCGAACCCCGATCCCGAACCTGCAACGCCTCCCGCTGGACTCCAGCCGGGGGACGTTCTGCCTCCACCGCCGGACCCGACCCCGAGCGAGTCTCCCAAACCCAAAGAGACCGCCGCGGACGTGCTGAGCAAATTGCTGAGCATCAGCGAGCCGCCGAAGAAGCCGAAGAAAAAGGACCCCGAACCTCCGGCCGCCGAGGAGCCCGCACCAGACCCGGCCCCGACACCTACCACCGCGCCGGCACCTGCTCCAACGCCGGCCCCCACCCCCGAGCCGGCGAAGGCCACGCTGCAAAAGCGCAAAGCCCTCACCGCCGAGGAGATCGCTCGCATAGCCGCGGAGGCCGCAGCCGCAGTGTCCAGACCCACCGCCGCTCCCGCTCCAGCCCCGGAGGCCGAGGAGCTTCCGCCGGACATCGCCAAAAAGGCGGAGATTTACTCGGAGCTGGAGCAGCTCTACCCCGAGAAATACAAGCCCGGTCTCGTCAAGCGACTGGCAGAAGCGGCCAAGAAGGAGCTGGCGTATTGCGAGAAGTGGGAAGCAGAGAACCCCGGCCGGGCCTTCGATGCAACCGACGAGGAGCACGCGGATTGGTACGCCAAGCACTACCCCCAGATCGACGACGAGGACATGACCGAAGCGAGGCTCACTTTGAAAGCCCGCAAGCTGGTCGAGAACAACCCCCGGGTCCGGGCTGCGGAGGAGGCGGCAATCTTCGCCAAGGCTGCGCCGGAGGCTGCGGCTATTGCCGAGGCTGTTCCCGCTGCGGTGATGTCACGCTTCGTGGAAGGCCCGATGGATGAGGCGTCGTTCAAAGAGTGGGAGACGAAGAACCCGGCGCACGCCACTCTGTTCAAGGACGCGGCGGTCAGCAGCAGAACCCTGGCTCACGAGGCCAGCCTGCTATGGGATGGGGCTCGCCGTTTCGACGAACAGAACCCGGTCCATCAGACGGCGGCGGGGTATCTCAAACGCTTCGAGGCCGAGCTCCTGGCCTCGGGGGATCAGTTCGATGCGCGGGGCCGCAAGTGGGTTCCGCTATCAACCTACGCCACGCTCCCGCCGGAGGCCAAAGCCCGCTGCTTCACCATCGAAAAGCAGCATTTGGCCCAATACATGGCTCTGTCGGAAGCCGACAAAGCGGTTGCCATGCTGAAGCGGCTCGGTCTCGACGTGTCAAAAGCGTCCCCTAAAGAGGCTCCGAAGGCGGCTGCGGCCCCGCCTCTGACGCCGTCGCCGAGCGTCGGTGCTGGTTCCCCCACTCCTCCGAAAACTGGAGTAACCCCAAACAAGGAGGAGCCGCAGCCCTCGGTGTTGCACCAACTGCTTGGTATTGAGTAACTTGCTCAACGTAACGCAACCGTGTTTCATAACCCCGGGGAGTTCCCGGGGTTTTTGTCTACTCTATGAAAAAACTCTTCGCATTCGTGCTCCTGGCGTCTTCGGTGGCCGCCTGGTCTGACGTAACTACTCCACCGAGGAACCTGCGCGTCGCCTCGACTGCGTCAGTGGCTGCGTCTGGCACGACCACCACGTCAGCCAACAGCCTGGGCATCCCCTACACCAACAAGTTCAGGGACGACGTCACCTTCGAGCTCTCGTTCAAGAGCGGAGCCACGAATGTTTTCAACCAGGTCTTCCTGTTCCAGCGCTCCATCGACGGGCTCACCTGGGCCACCACACCTACTACTGCGGTCGTGGTTCCGGCGAACGGAACCTCCACGGTGGTCTGCACCACGAACCTGTCGCTTCAAGGACACGCGGCGATACGGCTGTACCAGATCGTGAATACCAACGCGAACGCAGCGAGTTTCATAACCAATATCACCGTCCGAGTAGTCGAAAAGACCCTTCAATAACTGACCCTCATGGCAACCACGATTTCCTCCAACATCCTCAGCAAGTGCTCGACTGCGCAGTCGGTTGACACTTCCCGGGTGGACGGCCTGACTATGGCCAACATCCCGGTAACTACGCCCAGCGATCTGGCGACGATCTACCAGTCGGGCTCTGACTTCCGCATCATCGGCGATCTGCTGTCCGCGGAACTCAAGGGCAAGACTTGTCAGGCCAAGCAGAACGGTGTGTCGGATTGGCTGAAGGCCACTACGCGCATCGGCGACGGCAAGCGGCTCAACAACGAGTATGTTTCGAGCAAGCGCTACCGCACTCGCCCGTTCATTCTGATGGACGTCGAAGACCCCATCCAGAACCAGTATTGGTCGGTGACGGGTGGCACGGCGGTCGATGACCAGGGTGCTCCGCTGAACGGCTCTCCTTCCGGCGAACCTTCCGCGGCTGCCGGTGCCGCAGCTTACGCGGCCGGGGCTCGCTACTTCTGCTACATCGAGACTCAGACGGACATACCTGCGGACGTTCGCTGGTTCAACAGTCGCGCCCGGGTTACGATCACCGGCAAGGGCACCAGCGGACAGAAGGTCGTGGCCCCCTACCAGGTGGTCAGCGGCACCTTCAACAGCACCGCCTACCCCAATGTCGGCAGCGGCAAGATTCGCTGTTTTCTCAAGCCCCTGTGGGCCGGCGACAGCAGCGACGGTCTGAACAGCAAGCGTGAACACGTCTCCGAAGGCGTGCTGGTCCGCGGCCTCCCCAACGTCACCCCCGGCGAGTCCTACTACGAGGACACCCCGGGCCTCAACAGCACCCGCAGCCACGAGTTCTGGGTGCAGTGGTCCCGCACCACCTCCCGCGTGGACAGCGAATACCAGATGTTCGCCAAAATGATCGCGGAGAACAACCCGCTCTACAAGAAGTTCGGCGACGTGGACGCGGTCAAGTGGAACCGCCAGCGGGCCGAGGACCACGACATGCGAATGGCTCAGTCGTTCTTCGAGAACCCCCGACTGGCCAACCAGACGCTGACCTCCTGGGGTTCCCTGGAGAAGACCCAGTTCTACTCCGGCGACGCCACCAGCCACGCCTTCCATTGGGAGGGTCGCTACGACCAGTATCGCGCCAACGCGCTGGGCTACGTGGACCTGCTGGCGGAATGCGCCAGTGCGGACCCTCGTATCTGGGACAAAGCCGGGGCCAAGATCGACCTCGACGAATTCCATGCGGAACTCTACAAGATGCTCCGCATCCGCAAGGCCAACGGCCTGCCGGGCAAGGTGATCGAGGTCTGGACCACGAGCTCCTACCGGGAGCAGATGATCCAAGCCTACCTCCGCTACTTCAAAGGCAAGTCGGAGGGTATGCTGAGCCTCAACAAGGACCTCGTCTCCACGACCGGCGGCAACGACCTCGGCTTTCAGTGGAAGGACATCGTCCTCGACTGGCCGGCAGTCACGCTGCGCTTTGTGAGCCACGACTGGTTCGACGACTACGTCAATGCCCACACGGTTGCCGCCGGCGACGCTTCGCTGAGCGACGTCAACACTGCGGCCCTGTCGAACACGGCGAACATGCTGATGATCCCCGACTGGAGCAACGCCTACCGCCTCGTTCTGGAGACCCGGAAGGATGTGCGTGAAACCGGCTCCGCGGAGGAGATCGCGAAGATCGACCCGAGCTTGCTCTACGGCCCGCTCGATGTGCCGAAGCTGAAGGTCGAGCACGTCAGCACGCTCTACACGAACATCCTGGAGTGTCCTGGCAGCCACCTGGTCATCGAGAACTTCGATCCGGGCGTCCCGACCTCCGAGTGGATCACCAGCGCTTAATCTTCGGGTAACGGGTTGGTCACTGGGGGCACGGGCGCAGCAATGCACCGTGCCCCTTTTGACTTTTGGCCTCTTCGTGGCATCGTCGTAACACCAATGCGTTACTTCTTCAACCGGTCGCTCCTGACCCCCACCTCCGTCGGCGGCAAGCGAATCTTCTGGCAGTTGCTCCCGGGCAACCAGGGTCTCAAACAGTGCGACGACGACTCGGCCAAAGTGATCGAGACTCTCATCAAGAAGGGAAACAAGTTCATTGCCGAGATCGACGAGGCTACTTACGAGGAACTCAAAAAAAAAATCGTCCCCAAGGAGCACCGCCGGGCAGTCAACTTCGCGGAGCCACCGAGCCTGCTGAGCGGCCCGACCCAGAACCCTCCGCCCCCCGTCGCCGAGGTGGCTGCTGTGGTTTCTGGCGATAAGCCCAAGCGGCCCTCCAAGCCCCGCACTGCGAAAGGAATCTCCTCGTGACCTTCGGGCAATTCTGCGAACTCGTAAAGAGCCGGGCCTTCCCGGAAGGCTTGGCCGAGAATCTCGACACCCTCTACACCAACCGGGTGCAGAATTGCCTGGTCGAGTTGCAGCGGCTGTCGCCTGAGCTACAGACCTGCCACCTTACTTCATACGACTTCGGGGACACCTACTATCGCTTCGGCACATCCATCGTTCCGAAGCCTCCCGGGCGGGTGATCGAGGTCTACACTCACATCGCCGACGACAAATCCGATCTGGCCTACTACAACGAGGTCCCGAAGCATCGCCTGGAGACGTTCGTGCTGGTCGAGAACTTCGAGCAGCCGAGCCCCGGAATCTCGGTCACCATCGACGGCGGAGTGCTGGCTGCCCCCAACAGCGGCGGCGTCTTCCGGGCCAACAGCGTTTACAACAAAGGCTGGCGGGCCGCGGAGGGTTTCTATGCAGTGGAGACCTCGCCCTCCGGCCTTTCTCCCGGACCCAGCAACCTGCTCCTTCACCCGCATGTAGAGGAGCAGGAGAAAATCGTGGTTCGCTGGATGGGCCTGAAAACCGCCTACACCACGGAGGACGCTCTCGACTACGGCCAATACCAGGGCCGAATCGAGGAAATCGTCGAGTACTATCTGCGCAAGGAAGCAGCCGCCAAGGAGGACCGCAGCCTCTCCGATTTCCAATTGATCTCCGCGGACTACCTGCGCAAGCGGTCGGACCTGCTGGTGGACTTGAGAGAAGACGGCCCGCCGCAGACTACCGGTACCGGAGTCGATACCGGCGAGACACCGACGTATATCCCGATTCAGGACGGCAACGGGGTGGTTTGGAGAATTCGGATCGTGACGGATGCGGGAGTGCCCCAAATCGAAATCCAACCTAATACATGACCCGCTACGCTTTACTTTTGCTCCTCACTGCTGTCACTGCTTTCGGCCAATACCGAACGGTGACGGTAAGTTCCAATGGTGCCCTGCTGGCTCCCACCAACCTGTTCACGGCGAACATCTCCAAGATGCCGCCGTTTCAGTGGGGCAACCTCAACCTCACCAACTGGGCAAAGCTGGGGACCAATGTCCTGTTTGCCGCGGGTGGCGCGGCTACCAACGTCGCATTTGCGATCAGCGGAAATTCCAACCACCTGGCGGATTCCTGGGAAGGTCTGACCAATCGGCTGACGATCAACACCAACTACATCGCGGCCCGGGAGTGGGTACGGGCGCGTGGCTATGTCACCAACAATCAGGGGGATACGACGCTTGGTGGCACGTTCTACGGCAGTGGTGTCGGGCTCACCAACATTCCCGCTGCCGGCATCGTAGGCCTGCCCAGCGGCGGCAGCGGAGTCGTGGAAACCCCAGTCACTCTGGACCTGCCCACGCCGGACGGTTTACCCACGGTAACGCACCCCAACGTGATGTTCTGGCCGACCAACTGGCAGGGCACCTTTGGCGCAATGGGCTATACGCCGTTCCCGGACGCCGCCCGCGAGAATCCGGTCGTGGCCTACACGACAGACGGTGTTCGCTGGTCCGTGGCTCCAGGAGCGCCGTTCCCGATTATCGCCTATTCGGAGGTGGTCGATCTTATGGCCCCGCAGGTGTGGAGTGCGGGGGGTCTGTGGACCGCCGACACCGAGGTCTATCTCGACGGCACCGGCAGGTTGCACCTGCTCTGCACCGCCTACACCACCCGAGGCACGAACCTGCAAAGCATTTTGCTCCACAAGAGCACCACGGATAGAACCAACTGGACAGCGCTGGCTTTGCTGCGCGACTTCGGCACCAACAAGGCCGCCACCATTGCTGGCCCTCAGATCGTCACGGCCAGCAACGGCACGCTGCGCCTCTACTACGTCGACGACGGAGCGGTCTACCCCACCAATACGATGGTCTGGGTGCCCTCCGTCGACGGCAGCGTGACCAATTGGAATTTCTCAAGCCCAACCGTTTGCGCCGTGCCCACCTTCGCTTCCAGCAATTCGGCTCCGTGGCACTTCGACATGGTGTTTGTGGACGGACGCTACCGGATGACTTTCTTCGCCCAGGATGGAGGCATGGGTGAATACACCGAGAGTCTTGACGGTACTACGTGGGCAACCCCTCGCTACGGGCTGGTATCCTCACCTGGCATCCTGCAAGCCGGAGCCAACGGCGGCTATAAGCCGGCGATGGTGCCTGTGGCTGGTCCTCCCTTGCGCTGGGACCTCTACCTCGGAACCTACGGCAACGACTTCACCAGCCCCGGCGCAACCAACCTGGCGTGGCGTATCCGTTTGCTGAAGGGTGTCGAATGGCCCCCAGCCCAAAGCGCCCAGATCGGCGACACGAACATCACGTTGATCGGCACAGCCCCTTCGGCGCTGCTCTCCTCTCGCCCCGGCCGGCTCGTAGTGTCCGACGGCTCACTGCCCGGCGTATCTACCGTAGCGATGGGAAGTTTTTCGAGCGGCTTTGCTGGTATAGGTTTCACCGGAACCAACTTAGCCCCAAACTCTTACGCTCTCGGCGGCGACCGTTCCTTGACTATTCTGAGCGTTCCCGGAAGCGGAACAATCCGCATGGCCCAAGGCAACGCAACCAGAGCCGGAATAGGAGCAGCGGGCGGTTTCTCGGTCGGAAATGCTGTTGACGCTTCAACTCCTATCGGGGCTATCTCGGTGACTAACGGGTTTTATGGGAGCGGAGCCGGCCTGTCCAACGTCATCGCCTCCGGCCTATCCTCTGGCGCGAACGTGACCAATCTGTCCCTGCGTGGGGGCGTGCTTTACACGGCGGGCGGCAACATGACCATTGACGCCTC